AGATAATGACGCTAGGGTATGCTTACGGAAACGAGGGCAGAAATGTAACGGCGGTATCTAATCAAACGCTTTTAAATCCTCAAGAGTATAAAGTAAATCGAGAGGGAAACTTTGTCTTTCCTATCTTCGTGCCTACGGGTGCAACCTCTAGCGCTGTGACTGTAAAGTCCTACCCATCTTTAGCGGTTAACTATACGGCAACCCCTGCGCTATCGGACGAGAGTAGCGAGATTGTTCAATACCTTTGGATTGAGTTATCTCTAGCTGTAGACGAGGCTTATATAGAGATAGTGTGGCAAGGTCAAACCACTACGTTAAACCTAACAGACGAGTGTAAATATACTCCCTTAGACGTATTTTTTCAAAACAAAGACGGCGCATTGCAGACGTTTACTTTCTTTAAAAAGCAAGAGGAGACTATAGATGTAACGGATAGCAGTTTCGAGACTAACAGAGGGCAGGCTTCGGACGGATTCCATCAATTTGTAAGGTACGGCGTGCAAGGTCGCACTACATTAATGGCAGAGACGGGGTGGCTTGACGAGGATATGAACGAAGTACTCAAGCAAATACTATTAACAGAGCGTATCTGGAGCTATAACGGTACAACTTACACGCCTTTAAACATAAAAAAGACCTCGCAGAAATTTAAGACAAGGCAAAACGATAGGTTAATTAACTATACTATGACTTTCGAAATGAGTTACAACGAAATAAACAACATATAAGCATGGTTAATCTATTTATTAACGGCGAATTACTAGACCAATACGCAGACGAGAGCGTGGATATTGTAAGCTCTGTTTTAGATGTGAGCGATATTACTAAAAATACAGGAGATTACTCTAAGAGTTTTACCGTTCCCGCTAGTAAAAATAACAATCGATTGTTTAAGCATTGGTATAATGCGTCTATAGATAACGGATTCGATGCTAGGAGTAAAGTAGAGGGTAGTATTGACATCGACGGCGTACCTTTCAAGCTAGGAAAGTGGAGGCTAAACAAGTGTAATATAGTAAAGGGTAGACTTGAGAGCTATACAATTAATTTCTTTGGTAATCTTCCTAATATATCGGATACAATAGGCGAGGATATGTTAAGCGATTTGGCGTTCCCTGCGCTAGACCACGACTGGACAAGCGACAACGTAATCGACGGACTAGAGGGCGACCTACTAAACGGCGACATCGTTTATACTTTAATGGCTAACAAGCGTTATTTTTATAACAGCCATTCGGGAGCGCATGACGTAGACGCTACGACTATTAACATAGCAAACGCAGCGAGTACCTCACACGCTACGGGCGTAGTTTGGAGCGACCTAAGACCTAGCGTAAAGCTATCAAAGATAATCGACGCAATAGAGACAAGATACAACTCGTTTATATATGATAACCCTATAGTATTCTCTAGGGATTTCTTTAGTACTACAGAGTTTGAGAAACAATACCTTTGGCTCAAGGCAGACGATAGGGTGGCGATAGGTGGCGGAGAGGATATAGTAGACTTTACTACAGGCTCAGAAACTTATATAAATTTAACTACTAACGTCGGTACTTTTGTAACGGACAGAGCTACAAATACAAGGTTTGCAATAGGTAACAAGATTACCCCTGCCTCTGGTTACGAAGATGTACCCTATACTTTTATAGTTAGAAACGCAGATACAGGAGAGGACGTTTACGCTTGGGATCGGACGCAATGGGGTAACGGCGATGGTATAATCTCAATAGGTACGCGCTTGTTTTCTCCAAGTGGTACGACTACTTTTAATTTTACGTGGCACGTAAAAAGTAATTCAAAAATCGAGTTTACGTCTGAGGTTGCTATAGTTAAACAAGTTGGCGTTGTGTTGTCTCCGAGCGACGTTACAACAGGAGCAGCTCAAACTCTAGTTAATAGAGTAGTAATAGGCGACGAGATGCCAGAGTTAAAAATAGTTGACTTTCTCAAGGGCATTTTTAATATGTTCAAACTTGTAGCGATTCCAAAAGACGACGGAAGTATCTACGTTAACACTTTGGATTCTTACTACGCTCAAGGTCAAAGATACGACGCTACTAAATATATAGATTTCGCAAAGTTTGACGTAGACAGAGGCGAGCTTTTAAAACGTATTGCTTTCGAGTTTGAAGAGCCGAGTACTATTTTAAATATGGAATTTAAAAAGAGAGCAGCCGACGGACAAGGATACGGAGCATCTCTTGTAAATGTATATGAGAGCTTGACGCCTAAAAAATTAATAGACGGCGATACGCTAGAGGTAAAGCTACCATTTGAACAAATATACTTTGAGCGTTTGGTAGAGCAAGACGACGCTATAGTAGGCACAAATACAAACATACAAACGGGCGTAATACTAGACGATAATTTAAACGAAGTTGTACCAAAGGCGGTTTTACATTACACATCAAAACAAGATATTTCAGCAACTCCGATAAGATTCGTTAACGACTTAGCGGCGGACGTTGTTTTAAACACTAGCCTAGTTATACCAATACATCACTTTGGTCCTGTAGCGCCAGTCTATGCAAATCTATTCGAGGCGGAGTTTAGCAACTTTACGGGAGAGAGCTTAGTAAATAATTTATATAGTATACATTACAAGGATTATGTAACGGCAATCTTTGAACTAAAGAGGCGAACGTTTATGTATACCGCAAACTTGCCTATACAGATAGTTACAAGGCTTGAGTTAAACGATGTTATCGCAATCGGGCAAATAGACTACCGAATAAATAAGTACTCTTATAACCTCTTAAACGGCTTAACAAAGTTAGAGCTAATAAACGGCTTTGACACTACCCTACAAAATAGAGTATACATTCCGTCTATTATTAATATTGAAAGGTGGGCAACGGATATGGCTTTTAACGTGGAATTTATAGAGAGCTATACGGTTACAAAGATAGCAGACGGTAGCGGTACGTCTTGGATAACTACGGGCGTAGAGGGAACGGCTGACAACCTAGCGACTATATCCGTAGACGAGTGGGCGACGCCGTCTGGAACTCGTAGCATGATAATACGATACGTAAAGGATTCAATAACAACAGATATAACAATAGTACAAAATGAGTAATCACATTACAGAGGTAATCGATATACTAAGACGAGGCGATTTTTACGGCGCAGGGGATTTCGTAGAGATAGCTAAAGGCAAGAGGCAAATTGTAACGTCTTGGAGTGGATTAAAAACAAAAGTTAAACGTACTATAAAAGCAAAAAGATAATGAAAGAGGTAAAGATTAAAGTAGTAGCGGATACATCGCAGGCAAAGAAAGGCATTGACGACGTAACACAATCGACAAAAAAACTAGACGAGGAGGTCGGAGACGTTAATCAATCGACAAATACATTAGGCGGCTCTATTGATACAATGACGGGCGGAGCTTTATCTGGATTTAAAAAGTTTGCGACTGGTCTTAAAAGTGTAGCGCTAGGTTTTAAAAGTGTAGGCGGAGCTATTGCAGCAAGTGGTATCGGTTTAATAGTTGTAACTATTGCAGCGATTGCCGCAGCGTTTAAAAGCACAGAGGAGGGGCAAAATAAATTTGCTAAAATAATGACAATAATAGGCACGCTTACGAGTGTTTTAGTCGATAGGCTTGCGGCTTTAGGTACGGCAATAATGGAGGCATTTACAAATCCAGTCGAGGCTCTAAAAGGTTTTAGGGATTCCATAAAGGAGTATGTAACCGACCAGATAACACTAATAACCGACGGACTAGGTTTATTAGGTAGCGCTATAAAAAAAGCATTTAGCGGAGACTTTAGCGGAGCGCTAGACGATGCGGCAGAGGGCGCTAATAAATTGTTAGTACAAACAAACCCATTAGTCCAAGCAACGCAAGCGCTTGCAGGTGCTACAAAAGACCTAGTTACAGAAATGACAGAGGAGGCTAAAATCGCTGGCAAAATAGCAGACCAGAGAGCGGCAGCGGATAAGCTAGACAGAGCTTTAATAGTAGACAGAGCAGAGGCAAATCGAAAGAGAGCGGAGTTATTAGACAAGGCAGTTAATAAAGAGCTATTTTCTGCAAAAGAGAGAATTGCATTTTTAAAAGAGGCAGGAGAAATCGAGGACGAAATTACAGACAAAGAGATAGCTGCGGCAAAATTAAGACTAGAGGCAAAGACAGCAGAGAACGCTCTAGGAGGCTCTACAAAAGCAGACCTAGACGAGGAGGCAAACCTAAAGGCTAGGCTTATAGACTTAGAAACTGCAAAGTTACGAAAGGCTAAACTTGTAACGACTCAAATAGCAGCATTAACAGCGCAGGAAAGAGCAGAGGCAGAGGCAAAGAAAAAAGAGAAAGAGACACAAGATAAACAGGATATACTAGACCTAGAGGCTAAGTATAAAAAACAAAATGAAATTGAAAACGCTAGGCGTAAGCGTGTAAAGGAGCGAAACGACAAAGAGCTTGCAGAAAAAAAGGCAGTCGAGCAAGCAAAGCGAGACATGGAGGACGCTACTATAGACCACACTAAAGCAGGTATAGGGATTTTGTCGTCTCTAGCAGGAGAAAATAAAGCGTTACAAGCTACCGCATTAATTGCAGACAACGCCGTTGGTATAGCTCAAACAATTATGGCAGCGTCTAGGAGTATAGCAGAGAGAAAGGCTGCCTATGCAGCTATCCCTGCATTTATTGGAACTTTTCCAAACCCTGCTAAAATCGCAGACGTGCCTTTATTAATTAAAGATATAGCTAGCACAAAACTAGCGGCAGGTATAGGAGTTGCTACCTCTGGAATTGCTTTAGCAAAAGGACTCGCAGCGCTAGGTAAAGGAGGCGGAGGAGGAGCAGCTCCACAACTAGGAGGAGCCGCAGGCGCAGGAGCAGAGGCTCCAGCGTTTAATTTAGTAGAGGGAACGGAAAGCAACGCAATACAAGACAGCATAACAAGCCAAGACAACGCAGTCAAGGCGGTAGTAGTTAGCGGAGACGTTACCACAGCTCAAAGCGCCGACCGAAACATCGTAGAGGGCAGCGGATTTTAGAAATAAAAATAACAAAAACAACAATTTATTGTTATAATAGTATAAAACTATGAAGAGATACGAGGGCAAATACAATAAAAAGAGCAAAGGAGTCTTTGCTATTAGTTTGGTAAACGCGCCTGCCACAGAGGAAACGTTTATCGCAATGGCTAAACAAGAGAAGATTGTAAAGTTTGCGAAAGTAGACGAAGAGCAACGTATCTTAATGGGCTTAGTTTTACAGCCCGATCAATTAATCTACAGAGTAGACGAGGACGGCAACGAGTTTGAGATGTTTTTTAGCGCTGAAACAATAAAAGATTTTTCACAAAATTTTTTTCAGTCTGGATTCCAACTAAACTCTAAGCTAGAGCATGACGAGCCTATCGAGGGCGTTACGTTTGTAGAGTCGTGGCTAGTCGAAAATCCCAAAGTAGATAAGTCCGCAGCGTTTGGATTAGAATATCCAAAAGGCTCTTGGCTCGTTTCTATGAAAGTAGACAACGACGATATTTGGAATAACTATATTAAAACGGGCGAATTAAAGGGTTTCTCTATTGACGGAATGGTAGAGCTTGAGGAAGTAAATTTTAAATCTAATATACAAATGAGTAAAAGTAACAAGAATATCCTTGCCTTGCTAAAACAGATAGTATCTGGAGCAGAGCAGGAGGTAGAGGTAACTCTAGGAAGTGTAAAATCTGGCGAGCTAGATATCCAATTCGACGGCGAAAGTTTAGAGGTTGGAACGGCTGTATTTTTAATTGCAGACGAAAGCGAGAAAGTATCTCTAGCCGACGGAACTTATAAAATCGACGAGGGTGGCGAAATCGTTGTAAAAGACGGACTAGTAGAGTCTATGTCTGAGGCTGAGGCTGAGGAGGAAGTAGCTCCAGACGCAGAGGAAGTAGTAGACGCAGAGCTAGAAGAGGAAGTAATCGAGGAAGTAAACGCAGACGAGGAGTCTATGAAAGTAATAAAAGAGATTTTAGACGATATGTTTAAGGCTTACGCTGAGAGTATGGAGATTAAAATGAGCGCTTTAGATGCTAAACTAGAAACTTTAACGTCTGAAAACGTAGAGTTAAAAGAGCAGGTAGTAACACTTTCGGCGCAGCCGTCTGTAGAGCCTGTTAGCTCACAACCAAAGCAAGTAAAATTAACAAAGCAAGGACGTATCCTTGAGGCTATTAAACTAGCAAACCAAAACAAGTAAATTAATTAATTTAAAATAGATAAAGAAATGGCAATTACATCAAATTACGCAGGGCAGGCAGCAGTAGATATTATGTTGCAAGCTATCAAGGAAGAGGATACTCTTAGACTTGGACTAATTAACGTTGTACCAGACGTAGGGTACAAATTAAACTTGAGAAACTTAGACGTTACTCTAGGAGTAGTAGACTACGCTTGTGGTACTACCGCAGCAACTGACGCTGTAGCTTACTCTGAGAAAGTACTAACACTTTCAAAGTTTAAAAATGAATTTACAATCTGTAAAGAGGATTTTCGCCCAACGTGGAGTGGCGAGTCTATGGGTGCGTCGGCTTTCAACGACCAAACGCCTCAAGAGATTGCAGACGCTATCGTAGCAGATACAGCAGGTAAATTAGCTGAATGGTTTGAAAACCAAATCTGGAACGGATCGGGAGCAGCAGGACAAATGAGCGGATTAATCACGCAGTTTGCAGCAGACGGAGACGTTATAAAAGCAAACAACGGGATTACAGCAATCGGAGCGGCTATCTCTACGACTAACGTACTAGCAGCATTCGACGCAGCAACAGGAGCTTTACCTTACGCATTAAGACGTAAAGCGGTAAACTTTATCGTATCTCCAGACGTTGCAGATGCTTACACAAAGTTACTTATCCAAAACGGAGCGGCTAACGGACTAGGAGGCGACGCTAACACAGGATTAGTATACGGACGTTACAACGTGCAAGTTGTAAACGGATTACCAGATAATACAATCGTATTATTTGAGAAGTCTAACATTACAATGGGTACAGGATTAGCCTCAGACGCTACCTCTATAAGAGTGAAAGACCTTGACGAAGTAGATTTGAGCGGAAACGTTTTATACAAGTCTGTATTCGGTGGCGCTGTAGGATATTCTTACGGAGCTGAAATAGTTTGGTTACTTACAACAACAGCCTAAATACTAGGGGGGTGTAAAAACCCCCTTTTTTAAAACATTATATAACAGTTAACTAATTGGTTAACTATCTAAAAATCAACAACTTATGGCGTGTTTATTAACAAGCGGAAGAGCTAAAGTGTGTAAAGACGGGCTTGGCGGTCAGTCTACACTATACCTCTTTGACAGCTTACCAGATGCTTTTACCGTTTCAAACGGAGAGGCTACGGCAATGAATGTACTATTAACTGCGGCGTTTGCTTATCCTTTAGAGGGAGACGGCAATACACTAGAGCAGTCTATGGTAGGAGACAGAAATACTAGCAGCAGAGTAAATACTCAAACGCTTACAACCGTTTTAAAAGCTATGGACGCAGCGACAAATGCTGAGTTTAATCTATTAGCCGCAGGGTATCCGTCGGCTGTAGTAGTGGACAGAAACGGCAACTATATAGCTTTAGGACTTGACGACGGGATCGACTTTACGGTCGTAGCATCGACAGGGGGAGCTAAAACCGACGGAAATATGTACACCTTAACAGGAGTCGCAACAACTAAAGACCTTGCGCCTTTCCTAGATTCGGCTACACAAACCTCGTTTTTAGCGGTAGTATCTTAATTTAGTTTTATTCTCTCAAAGAGCCTTGCATTAATTTGTGAGGCTTTTTTTTGCTTAAATAATAACAAAACAAACTATTTTTTGTTTTAATTATATACAAGTTTGTTTTATGATAGTAAACCCTAGATTAACGACTCACACTATAAAGCTAGTACCTAGATTTTCAACGTCTAATGTATTGACGCTTACAGTTACGGATAGTACTTTAGGAACGTCTACAGATTTAAACCCCAACTATACAACGGGAGGCGATTATAAGCTATCTTTAACGTTTGACTATACGTTTACAAATGAAAGTAGCTATCAGTTAAAATTAACCGACTCAGTAACTAACGAGATAGTTTACAGAGGTCTGGTTTTAGCAACTACTCAAAACTCACAAACCTATAAGCTAACGGATAACCTATACAGATGGTAATAATATTATGAGCGAGATAAAATTAATAACACTCACGAACTACGTTAGACCGCCTTTAATGGAGGACAAGTCTAGGGATTGGGTTATGAACGGCAGATTAAACCAGTACTATAACTATATTATAGACAGGAATAACGGCTCTCCAACAAATGCGAGTATAAACGAATCCTATACTACCTTAATATATGGTAAAGGACTACGTACATCGAGCGGATCGCTAGGCGCTGAGGGTTGGGGTAGACTACAAACGATATTAAGACCTAGAGAACTGCGTAAAATGGTGCGAGACTTTCAAGTTTTCGGCGAGTTTTCTTTTGAGATAATCGAAAGCAAGGGCGGAGAGTTACACTCTTTGACTCACGTACCAAAAGAGATGTTAATTCCTGCGATTGCAAACGAAAAAAACGAAATAGAGAAGTATTGGTTTTCTAGGAATTGGCAGAAATATACCGATATAGATTACACGCCTATCTCATTTCCTGCGTTTGGAGCGCAAAAAGGTAACTCGATGTTTGTAGCTAGACCTTATACCGTAGGTAACGAGTACTTTGGCAGTCCAGACTATAGCTCTGGTTTAGTATATGCTGAAATTGAAGAGGAGCTATCGAATATGTATATCTCGTCTATTAAAAACGGATTAAGCGCAGGCTATATTATCAATATACCAAACGGAACTAATTACACTCCAGAGGAAAAAGAGGAGTTTGAGAGACAGGTTAAAAAGAAATTGACAAGCTCAAGCAACGCGTCGAATTTTATTATCAGTTTTAATGACCAAGAGGTAGCTATAGACGTAACGCCGTTTCCTGTTAATAGTAGCGTACATAAACAATGGAGCGAACTTACAGAGCAAGCTAAAACGCAGTTAATGACTGCACACAGAGTAATATCTCCGTCGTTAGTAGGCTTATCGTCTGCAAGTGGTTTTAGCTCAGTAGCCGACGAGATGGATATGAGCGAGCGCCAAACTATTAAGAGGGTAATAAAGCCAAAACAAGACTTTGTTATCGAGGCTCTAGAGGAGGTGTTAGTACATTACGGGATTAACCTAGATTTATACTTTGCGCCTTTAACAGAGGAGAAAATAGAAGTTAAAGAGGAAACCGCAGAGCTAAGCTCTCACGTATGTATGAGCGACGGAGCGCCTACTGAACTAGCCGACTCTTTAATAGAGTTAGGCGAAACCCTAGACGCCTCAGAGTGGACGATGCTAAGTAGTGCGGACGTAGATTACGATACAGACGGCGATTTGTACGATTTGGTAGAGTTTGCAACGTCTACAGGAACGGCTAGACCTAACTCAAAGAGTGCGCAGGATAGCAAAGAGATAGCTATACGCTACAGATACGTAGGAAACCCAAATCCGCAGAGAGCATTTTGTAAAAAAATGATGCAAGCTAATAAATTATATCGCAAAGAGGATATTTTGCAAATGAATAAGGCAGGAATAAACGACGGCTTTCAAAAAGGTGGTAAAAGCAATCCTAATGGCTATAGTATCTGGTTATATAAAGGCGGAGGTAAAATGTCGGATAACTTTCCGCAGGGAACTTGTCGCCACAAATGGCAAAGAGAGATATACCTAAAGAAAGGTAGTAGCTTAGACGTTAACTCGCCTCTAGCTAAAACTATTAGTACCTCAGAGGCACGCAGAAAGGGATACAAAGTACCTACAAATGAGAATATAGTATCTATTAAACCTCATAACGCATAAGATATGGCACAATTTCTATTTATATCCCCGACAGAGATTAAACAATCTACCGTAGTAGGCGGTAACGTGGACGACGACAAGTTTGTGTTTGTAATTTCAGACGTACAAAACACTACAATACTCCCGTTATTAGGGCAGGAACTTTACGACGTAATACTAGCAGGCGCAGACGCAGGTAATTTAACAGGATTATACCTTGAATTATATACTAAATATGTGCAACCGATAACGAAATATCAAACGGTAGCAAATTTCGTGCTAATTAGTAACTATATGGTGGCAAATGGCGGATCGGTTTCGCATACCTCAGATAACGCTCAGTTAATGACTGCGGAGGAGCTGACTAGATTGTCAAATACTTACGCAGGAATGGCAGATACCTTTATAGATAGGTTTGAGGATTGGATAATATTAAACCATTTAGACGAATACAAGACAACACAGGACGGCGTAGACGCATCGAAACACGTATCTAATAGGAGCGGTTGGTTTTTCGGTAATCCGTCTAATAGAATACAAAATCCGTACCCACAGAGTCCAGACGATATAATCTCTTATTAATATATGGCAAATTGTACTATACAACGCGGATATACTGAATCCTGCAAAGACTTTCAAGGTGGCATAGATAAGCTGTATCTATTCCCTTACGTAAAGTATGGAGTTAGCGATGTTTTGTTTGGTGGTTTCTCTAAGCTCTCAAATCCAAACGCTCAAAATATTACGCAGTTTCCACAAACTACGATATATGAGTATGAGGCTGTAAATATTAGCTACTCGGAAAATGCAAGCGTAACAGGTGGCGGTGTAGAGTGGTCGCAAGACTTGAGCTTTACAATACCTCGTAGTTTTGTAGATTTGAACGTTTACAAGTTAATGAGGCAAGACTATTGCGCTATCATTTTAGACAGAAACGGCAACTATAGGCTAATAGGACTATGGAATGGCGGAGAGGTTACAATAAGCGCAGGAACGGGAGGCGAAAAAAGCGCCATGAATGGCTCTACTATATCGTTAAAATCTAGAGAAGATAATCAAGCATATTTTTTAAATAATTTTGCAACAGATTTCACTATATTTAATAACGATAGTATTAACTTTTTAGAGTTTAATGTAAATACCGACATTATAGCGACGTCAGACTTTTTTAATATCACAACGGGAGGCGGCACTTTCCTATACAATGTAACCTCAGACGAGGGCTATAGCGCAACGGGATTAACGGGAGACCATTTAATCACTTTCCCGACTGGATCGGGCATACACAAAGTAAGTATTTCGGGAGTATTTCCTGCTTTTGATTTTACGGGAAATGCGGATATAGATAAAATAATAGAATTATCTAATTTTGGGATATACGGGCTAGGCTCTACGAGTCAAGAGGACGCTTTTAGCGGTTGCGCAAATTTAACAATTACAGCAACGGACGGAGGTAACTTTCAAAATGTAACTAATTTCGAGCAAGCCTTTGATAGCTGCGAGGCATTTACAAATTTCCCGTTTATAGATACTGGCAAAGGCGAGGATTTCGATAGCACTTGGCAAGACTGCGCAGTATTGACAGAGTTTCCTTTGTTAGATTTTAGCAGCGGTACATCTTTTAACAGCACGTGGAGGAGTTGCGTATTATTAAAGACATTCCCTGCTAACGCTTTTGATAATTGCACAGCAACGGATTTCACAGAGGCTTTTAGAGATACGGCTTTGAATACGCAATCTATAGATAACATACTCGAAAGCCTAGACGTTGCAGGTCAAATAAACGGAACTTTTAATCAATCGGGAGGACAAGCTCCTAGCTCTGTAGGTCTAGCGGCAAAAACAAGTCTAGAGGCTAAAGGGTGGACTATATCAGTAACAACTTAATAAATATATAAAAAATGAAAATTTACGTCGATTCAGTAACAAAAGAGCTAGTTTTAGATAACGGCATCGAATACAGATATCCAGCATATTGCGAAATCCAGAGACAAAAGCAAGGGGATTTTATTATTATTAAAACTACTAATAACGTAGCAGTTTTAGATAAGACTATTTTCTCGGATTTACAAGACGAGGCAGGAACAGCATACGCAAGTTTTGCAGCCTTAAAAACGGCTTTGGATTCTTACTTTGATTCTACGCTATAATGAGTAGGCGCAGAGTTATGATGATGTTATTCGGTAGTGGTATACCGAATTTACTCGCAACTTTACAAGCGAGAGCAACATATTACGAAAACCAAACCTGTACCACAGCAATTTTAGATAAAATAGAAAAAATACAATAATATGAGTAACTTACTAGACCTTGCGAGTATTGTGCTAACTCCGACCGCCTACAATAACGGCGAGGCACTATGTATAAAACCAGACGACGGGAGCGGAGATTTTACATTTTCACGTAATAGCGCCGCCACGCGCGTAAACGCTCAAGGTCTTGTTGAGAACGTACAAATACTATCGAGTAATTTAGTGCAAAACGGCAATTTTTCAGAGGAGGGTGCAGAGGAGGTTTCTAATGGCTCGTTTTCTCAAGAGGGGGTGCAGCTGATTACAAATGGAAATGATACATCTAACATAGTTGGTTTAGCAGATAATCAAAATATAACTATTCAAACATCATTTTTAACAATAGGAAAAACATATAAAATAGATTTTGAAATATATGATTATGTTGAAGGCTCTATATTTTTATTAAGACCAAATGATTTAGGTGTTGGAAGTGCGGTTTCAGCAAATGGAACTTATACTTATACCGTTGTAGCAGATGCAAGTACAAGTTTAATATTTAGAACTGATGGCTTGTCTACCACATTAAAATTAAGGAATATTTCAGTACGTGAGGTCGGTCAAGATTGGATATTTACAAGCGGTGCAACTTTAACTGATATAGGAGCAAAAATAACACATACACCAACGGCTGGCTCTATTGCACAATTATCTGTTTTAACAATAGGTAAGCAATATAAACTCACTTATGAAAT